CTCTGGTTCATTAACTGTGCCTGTAGTTGTTGGAGACATATTTACATTCAGGCAATATTCAATTGACACGTGCTGTCAGCCGGGTCACTTAACGATAAGCAATCTTTCACTATGGGAATTTACAACAACATCCACGACCCCAACAACGACGACAACTACTACTACTGTTCTCGAAACGACTGTCCCTGTCACCAACCCGACTACTACGACAGTTCCAGAAACCTCAACCTCAAGTACGAGTACAACGACGAGCACGACGTCTACTTCAACTACGTCAACCACGACTACTACAACAACAAGTACAACAACAACTACGGTTCCTCAGCCACAGCCTGAGCCAGAGCCGACACCACCTTTAACCACCACAACGGAAGAAGAATCAACGACCACCACAGAGGTGACGCTTCCAGAAGAAACAACCACGACAGTTGAAGAAGTGACCACAACAACTGAAGAAGTGACCACAACATCTGAAGCACCTGAAGAAACTACCACAACGGTAGAGCCAAATTTAGAGCCAAATTTAGAGCCATTGGCTGAAGAAGAAGTATTGAATTTAATTGCTGAAGCCACAACTACAGAAGAACTTGTTGCCGTGCTTGAGGAACTTACCCCCGAACAGGTTGAGCAGGTTGTTGACCAGATTCTTGCACAGGAAGAACCACCTACTCCTGAGCAGGCTGTCGCTTTGGCGACTAGCCCAGAAGTACTGTCTGTTATCAGCCCACAGCAGGCTGTTGAAATCTTTGAGTCTTTGGATGTGACCGAACTGAGTACTGAAGAAAAAGATGCGGTCACAGAGGCTGTCCAGTCCGCACCTGTAGAGGTGCGACAGGCATTTGAGGACACAATTGATATCTTCTCAGACGACTTTGGCGACTATGTGCCGTTGGGCTCAACTGTGCCAGTAGATACTCGCCGAACCCTTATTGCTGTAGCGGCTGGTGCTACAACTATTGCTGTGTCCTCACGCAGACGGTAACGATTCAGGCTAATAGCGTGAAGAAACTCTTATCCGAAATCCATGCTTTGACTTGGACGCTTGCTGGCACCGGTATGGTGCTTATCACGCTGTCTGGGCAAACAAAGGTTTTGGGTTGGGGAATCACCGTAATAGCCGTGATAATCCATTTACTCGGCGTAATGTTCAAGGAGAACAATGAATAAGGCAAAAGATATTGCAGGCAGAATTGTTGCACTTTTCCTCACCAACGCCCTTGGCGTGGTGACTGGTGCTGCGGTAATCGCTCCTGACTTGGAAGTATGGAAGTCAGCATTGATTGCTGGCGCAGTTTCCATCTTCAAGGTTGCAGAAGGTCTTGCCAAAGCAAGCATTGATGGTGTTCTCACCAAAGATGAAATTGATGCAGCATTTGGTGCAAGTCCTAAAAAGATTGCAGCCAAGAAAGTAGCCGCTAAGAAGGCATAATGGAACTCACTGACCTTCTCAATGAGAAGGAGTGGAGAAAATGCAAAGGTAGTGAAGGTGCAACCACCGAAGAATTGGTGGCTGCATTTTCACACTTTTGTTCTACCCATTGGATGATTAGACACCCTGAACGGGGTCGTATCAAGTTTGTGTTGCGTGAAGCGCAAGAAGAAACTGTAAGAGTCTGGATTGACTCTCGCTACAGCATTGTTCTAAAAGCACGACAGATTGGGTTCTCTACTCTGGCTGCTGCATTCACATTCTGGGAAACATTCTTTTGGCCTGACCGCTTTACGGTCATGCTTTCACGTACCGAGCGTGAAGCATCAAAGTTGTTGCAGAAGACCAAGTATGGATACAAGATGCTTCCTGCGTGGATGCGTGTGCGTGGACCAGACTTGCTTTCAGACAACCAACTAAAGATGGTCTTTGCTAATGACTCATCTATTGAGTCCCTACCTTCTGGCAATGACCCTGCTCGTGGTGAATCCGTATATCGAGTAATTATTGACGAAATGGCGTTCTTGCCCAACGCCGAAGAGGCGTGGGCATCTATTGAGCCAATTGCTGACGTTGGTGGTCGTGTCATTTGTTTAAGTACAGCAAACGGTGAAGGCAACATATTTCATCAACTATGGTCTGGTTCTCAAACTGGAACAAATAGATTTACTGGAATCTTTTTTCCTTGGTCTGCTGGAGACCGTGACCAAGATTGGTATGAAGCAAAAAAGCAAGACCTTCCAGATTGGCAGTTGGCACAGGAATATCCGGACAATCCAGAAGAAGCATTTATTCGTTCTGGTCGTCCAGTATTTGACCTTGAGGCATTGCGACAAATAAATGTAGTTGACCCAGACTGTGGTTATCTAAAGAACGAATTGGGAAAAAATGTTTACACTTTCATAAAAGACGGTGGAGAGTTGTCAATTTGGGATTTTCCAACTCTCAATGAAAACTATGTGATTGGTGCAGACGTTGCAGAAGGTCTTGGACATGGAGACTATTCATCAGCGCATGTCATTTCTGCGGACACAGGTTTAGTTGTAGCCCACTGGCATGGTCATGTTGATGCAGACTTGTTTGGAGAAGAAATTCTTAGGGCTTTGGGTTATTACTACAACCATGCCTTGATTGGTGTTGAATCAAACAACCACGGTTTGACGACAATCAAAGGTTTGCAGCGTGTTGGGTACAGAAACACTTATCGTCAACGAAAGATGAATGCTAGAAATCCAACCCCAAGTGAAACTATGGGCTGGAGAACAACTGCAGTTTCCAAGCCGTTGGCAATTGACGAGTTAAATGCCTCAATCCGTGACGAGGCTATTTTGCTTTACGATTTTAAGACCATTGCCGAACTTCGTTCATTTGTGCGTGAAGCCAATGGAAAGATGCATGGTTCTCCACATGACGACCGTGTAATGTCTTTAGCCATTGCTAATCAGATGCTCAAGTATGTCTGGCTTCCGGAATATCGATACGACCCAGCACCACCCAAAAATACTTTAGGTTGGTGGGAGCAGCACATAATCAAAGAGAAAAAGGAGAAATCACTACCTATTGGTGCATTTAATATCCGAGGGTAACGATTAAAGCCTATAGTTATGAAAGAATTCCGCTGTTTAGAGTGTTTGTCAACCTTTGAGGCAGATGAATTGCCCCGTCGTGGCTCAATTTGCTTCAAATGCCATGTAAAGACAATTCGTTTGGGCTTTACATACGGTCAAGAAGACTTTCATGGTCCAACCGTCAAAGAACGTGCTGATGAACAGGTTCGTGTAGCCAAAGAGGCTGGCATTAACGCCGAGCCAGTAGGAAGTCGCTGGGTTTGAGATGGAGATGGTCTTGGTCCCGATTATTGTCGCAATCATATCTGGACCAGTCGTGGTCATTTTGCAAAAACTGCGCAAGGAAAATACGGAGCAACATGCTGAGGGGAGAATACTTCTCAAAATGATTGGCACCAAGGTTGACAGAATTGGAACAAAGTTAGACCAACACATTGGCTGGCATGAAGGACAAGAGGACAAATAATGGCTCGTACATCTAATTCAGAAATTATTTCTCGTTATCGAGGAAAGATTGAACAAGCAAGGCGTTGGAGGCGTGAAGAACGCTACGACGACCTTTGGTCACGAATGATTGACATGTATCGTGGAAAGCATTTTAAGACAGAAACAGAAGAAGACCGACTTCTTGTAAACATTGCTTTCGCAACTATTAACGTAATTTCACCAAGCGTTTCGGTTAACTATCCAAAGATTACTGTCAATGCTCGCAAATACGAAGATGCCCCAAGAGCAGTTGTGACCGAAGCCGTAGTTAACTACTGGTGGAGACACTATGAATGTCAAAAGGAATTCCGTACAGCAGTTAAAGACATGTTAGTTATTGGTCATGGATTTCTAAAGACCGGTTATCGTTTTGTTGAAAAGGATGGTTCGGATTACGAAGCATCCGATGAACTGGCTTCAGCAGCACCAGAGTCAATTACTGAGTCTGATTTTATTATTACAGAAGACCGACCATTTGTTGAGCGCATTTCTCCATTTGATATTTTTGTTGATGCAGATGCAACATCAATGCAAGATATGCGTTGGATTGCACAAAGAGTTCGTCGTCCATTAAAAGATGTTAAAAAGGACAAGCGTTACAACTCTGCTGCACGAAATGAGGCAGCACCTTCGCATTACTCAAAGTGGGGTATTGATGACTGGCGTGGAACAGTTCGTCCACGCCGTAGCGAAAACGAAGATGATGCTTACGTGGAAATCTGGGAATACTACGACATTGAAACCGGAAAGATGTCTGTATTCTGCGATGGCGGAGATAAGTTTCTTGTAAATCCAACAACAATTCCGTTTGCATTTGGACATCCATTTGTGATGTTGCGCAACTACGAAATCCCAGAACATTTTTATCCAATGGGAGAACTTGAAGCAATTGAACCATTGCAGATGGAACTTAACCAAACACGTACACAGATGATGAACCATCGTAAACGCTTCTCACGTAAGTGGCTGTATAAGGAATCAGCATTCGATGCTGATGGTCGTGCAGCGCTGGAGTCAGATGACGACAACGTAATGGTTCCAGTTATTTCAGAAGAAGGACTTGGTAATGTCATCACGCCAATGCCAGCAGTTATTAGTCCACCAGAGTTCTACAACCAGTCAAATTTGATTTCATCAGATATTGACCGTGTATCTGGTGTTTCTGAATACCAGCGTGGTGGTATGCCAGAAATTCGTCGTACAGCAACCGAAGCAGCAATTTCACAGGATGCTTCAAATGCTCGCTCTGCAGACAAGTTGGCAATCATTGAACGTGGTATTGGTGAATGCGCTCGTCGCTTGGTTATGCTTGCACAGCAATACATGACAGCAGAAGGTGCTGTTCGTGTTGCAGGCAAAGATGCACAACCAATTTGGGTGAACTTTGACCGTGACTACATTCAGGGTGATTTTGACTTTGAGGTAGAAGGTGGTTCAACACAACCAATCAACGAATCATTCCGTCGCCAGATGGCACTACAGGTTGTTGACGCAATGGCTCCGTTTGCTTCCGCTGGAATTATTGACATGCCAAAGTTGGCTACTTATGTTCTTCAATATGGTTTTGGTATCAAGAGTGCAGCCTCGTTTGTGACCGCACCACCACCTCCAATGCCACCAGAAATGGGTGGAGCGCCGCAAGGTGCACCGCCTCAGGGCATGCCACCACAGGGACTTCCACCAGAGGCAATGATGCAAGGAGCACCACCGCAAGGTGGAGCACCAGCAGGTTTACCACCTGAACTTGCAGGATTGCCACCTGAGTTGTTAATGCAACTCATGCAAGGTGGAGGTATGCCACCACAAGGCATGTAACGAATAAACCAAACATATAGAGCAACCCGAAAAGGACTCCTAAAAAATGAGCGATATAAATAGCAATGAAATCACAGCCGATGTGACCCCGGAAGAACTGGGACAATCACAAGAGGTTGCGGATGTAGTTGATGCCTTAACCGAGGAACAAATTGATTTGCTCCCTGTTGATGAGTTTGGAGACAGATATGTTTCCGTAACCGTTGGCGGTGAGGAAGTTAAAGTGCCACTCAAAGAGGCGCTTTCTGGATACCAGCGTCAAGCGGACTATACCCGTAAGACACAGGAACTCAGTGAGCAACGGCGACAAGTGCAATTTGGTGCCGCTTTGCAAGAAGCCTTGCAAAACGACCCACAGGGTACTTTAAGTCTGCTTTCACAGCATTACGGCGTTGGACAACAAGCCTCTGAAGAAGAGGAATTGTACATGGACCCAGTTGAGAAACAGTACCGACAATTGGAAAATCGAGTTCAAGCCTTTGAGCAAGAAAAAGCAAGGAATGAACTTGAGCGAACAATACAGTCGCTGCAAACACGATACGGCTCGGACTTCGATGCCAATGAAGTTGTGTCAAAGGCTTTAGCCATTGGCTCATCTGATTTGGAAGCGGTGTACAAGCAGATTGCGTTTGACAAGGTGTACGAGGATGCATTGACCGTTCGTCAACTTCGTGAGAAGAGGGCAAATGAGCAAAAGCAGATTACGGACTCAAAGCGTCAAGCGTCAGTTGCTTCCACTACTTCTTCGGCTGGAAGTGCAGATGTATCAGCACAACCCATTAAATCATTGCGAGACGCATTTGAAGCCGCAAAACGGCAACTAAGCGTTTAGCGTTCACAACTAAGGAGTAATCATCATGGCATCAGCCAATAGTAACTTTGATAACTTGCTCACAACTACGCTTGCTAACTACCGCAGCCAGTTGACCGACAACGTTTTCACTGCACGTCCACTCACCTACACCCTCATGGATAAGGGTCGCATCCGTATGCTTAACGGCGGTACGAAGATTGTTGAACCTCTTATCTACGGCCGAAACGGAACTGTCGGTTCATACAGCGGATACGATTCGCTTGCTTTGACCCCACAGGAAGGCATCTCGGCTGCTGAGTACGAATGGAAGCAGTACGCTGCATCCATTTCAATCAGCGGTATCGAAGAAGCCAAGAACAACGGCGACCAAGAAATCATCAACCTTTTGGAAGCAAAGATTATGCAGGCTGAAGAGTCAATGCGTGAGTCTTTTAAACAAATGTTCTTCTCCGACGGAACTGGCAACAGTTCAAAGGACTGGAACGGTCTTGGTAACTTGGTTGAATCCGGCAACACTGTTGGAAACATTGAC